GGTTCTAGTTTTGGGGTTATTGACGACTCCCCACTTATGTCGTCTATCGAAAGGAATGTTGAAGATATGACCGTTCAGGAGCTTCATAAGGAGCTGAATGATAATCCTATGATGAGTCTTATCGCTTCCCGTATTGGCATGGTTGCTACTGCTTTGGATAAGGTTGTTAAACAACTTGACGCGGTGAGTGAGAAACTCAGCAAGTAGGTTAATGATGAGTCCTGTCGTTACTGAAGGGCTCCTTATAGCAATCCTCACTCTGATGGGTGCCGTTCTTACACAGCTTCTCATCAGGGTGGGTAACCTTGAGAAAAAACTCGAGCACGAGCAATCAAGAGTCAAAATTCTATGGGGTGCCTTCAGAAAACTTGTAGACATGTATTACAGGTTTCGTAAACCTGAGGCCCCTGACCCGCCAGAACTACACGAAATATTTGAGGATGACTAATGATCGAACTAGCAACTGTTGGCTCCGTAGTAGCTGCAGTTAACCTCGCCAAGCAAGCTGGACTTCCTAAGGCTCTTAATGGCGTGTTTGCGATTATTCTCGGTATCGCTTTTACTATTCTTGTAGACGGTACCGGCAATGTATCAGCCAGTATTGCTAAGGGCATTGTTCTAGGGCTTGGCGCTAGTGGAGCCCATGACCTCACTACGGGGAAACCTGATAATATTGGCGCATGAGTAGCTACATAACTGACGTACCCGCAGAAGTCTCTTCTGCGGGTACGTCTTTTTCTTTTGACGTATGGACACCAGGTACGGTTGTTACATTGTGCAATGTGCCGTGGGATGCGCAATATAATAATATCGTTGATTTTCCAGACACTAAGTCTTTGATTGATTATCTTTCCATCAGCCCGGGTCCAAAGATTAAATTTGACCGACTATCTTATGTGCGTCCGGAACAAGATATTCATCTTAACATTGGCGTAGCTCAGGCTTATAAATACAATTATATCCATGTGTATAACCCGTTAACCCATTCAGATACGCCGAATGATTTTTTCTATTTCATCAAGGGCGTGCAGCATATAGCGCCTAACACAACCGCGTTTCATCTTCAGATTGATGTATGGAATAGCTTCCGGTGGGGAATGAAGTTCGGTCGCTGCTACGTGGAACGATCGCATTATGCTTTTGCTGTTTCTAATGCAGCGCAGCCTAATATGTTGAAGAACCTTCTCGTGCCTGAGGGTCTTGACTGTGGTTCTGATATGGTTGAAACTAAATATATTCGCCATAAAATTAAGCAGCAGAATGAACTATCTGACCTAGCAGTTGTTTTTATTTCATCTGCTGATCTAAGCGTTGATCCAGGTTCTATAGATTCCCCAAATCTTTCAACAAGTCCCGGCACTAAAATTCAACTATATAATAAGAGTCGAGATAACGCCGGTTCGACTTTTGTCAATGTCGTTATAGGCGCTGACCTTTGGGGGTGCAGCGTTGACTCTTTTGCTGACGTCATGACCGCATTGAAACGAGTGCCATGGGCATCGAAGTCTATCTATGGCGCATATCTAGTGCCAGCATACCGTAATATGCGGGGGGTTACCCCCGAAAAATTCCTTGACCACAACCCGAATGTCGGTAAATTGTACGAAGGTACTTTTATATATTATTATGATATTGTAAAAGATCTTACTTCAGAGCTTATGGCGCATATCCCAGATAGGTATAAAAAACTTATGAAGTTTGCCACCTATCCATATGCAGCTATTGAAATGACGACATATACTGGCACGCCAATTATTCTTAAACCAGAACTATTTAATTCTGGTAAATATAGCGTATCTGTTAATGTCAGCGTCATCCCACCCAACCCAAGAGTGGTAATCTACCCACTTAACTACGGGGCGCGAGGCCGGGCCACAAGCGAATACGTTGGCGGTTACCTTGATTCATCAACCATGGTGATGAACTTCCCCTCACTGCCTATCACTAATGACTCATACACCGATTATCTTGCTAGCAACCATAATTCAATTGCGTTCCAGCATCAGTCGGCTGATTGGGCTCAGCAGAGAGCGTTGATGGGCGCTAATACCGCTTTTAGTAATTCTATGTTGGGTATTGATGCTAATAATCAGCGCACTAATACTCAGATTCATACGAATACCATGCAAGCGGGGCTAGCGTCGGAAACGGCTAATTATAAGGCAATTCAAAATGGTATTAATGCGGGCGTTAATGGTATTGCTTCTATGGCTGGCGGTAATATCCTTGGGGGCGCGCTTTCTGGAGTAATGGGCGTAGGTAATGCTATTGCTGATAATGCTATTCAGCAAAACCAAATTAGTGGGAATCTTGGGATACAAAATTATTCTGCTTCTGCTAATAATAATATTACTAACAATCTTTCTCGCGGTATAGCTGACGCCAACCTTGCGCTCGCGAAAGCAACCGCAGCAGGTGATCACGCAAACACCATTGCTGGCATTAACGCAAAGGTGCAAGACGCTAAAATGCTGCAACCCTCCGTTTCTGGACAGCTCGGTGGTGATTTCCTCACCATTTGTCTCGAGCAGGGTATGACGGTTAACTTCCGTTTCAAGAGGGTTGATGATTCAGCGGTTGAACGGCTAGGGGAGTATTGGCTGCGCTATGGTTATGCTCTTAACCGCTATGTGAACATTAAAAACATTAACCCAATGACTAATTTCACATACTGGAAGCTTGCCGATGTTACTATAAAGACTCTTTATTGCCCCGAGGTATATAAGCAAGCTATTATGGGTATATTCCTTAAAGGAACAACCGTATGGCGTAAGCCAGAATTTATTAATGATCTTGATATTGCCGAAAATGAAATAGTAGGCGGAATAGGTAGTGTTGTTCTATGAGTAATTTCGGCGACCTTCATGATGTCATGGCCAACCCCAGGCACACCTTAGCAAAATTCGTGCCCAGGAAAGCAGCATCACTAGATACTATTCGCATTAATATGTATCTAGGGAAAATAATGGAATGGGCGATAACGCGTTTTACGTGGAATAACCTTCCAGATACTGTTGATGCTAGGTATATCGAGTCCACGCTAAACACGGCTGGTATGTGTATTTTCTATTATGATGCGCGTTACGGTAAGCACTTGTGTGTTGCTGCTAATCCTATTGGTGATTATGACGTTTATGGTAACAGTTATAAATACCAAACTGAAAGCTATGGTAAATACTACGGTATGACTATTGACGCTGAAGACTGTGTACCTATATGGCATAATCTCGCGCATATGCATGACCAACTAATATATCTCGATTACGCCACTCGCCTTTCGGATATTGAACAGACTCTAGATATAACTGCGAAAAATATGCGCAACCCTAGGATTGTTTCCTGCCCGCCGGGGCAGCGGCAAACCTACGATAATGTTTTGCGCGATATTGAACGCGGTGCGCCAGTTATTTATGGGGGCGAAGCTCTACTTCAAAACGATGAAATTAAAGTTCTAGATCTTACGGTTAACCCAGCCTATCTAGAACACTTGCGCGATGAGCGCGATTCTATATGGAGGGACTGCCTCACTTTCCTTGGCATTAACTCAACCAATGAAACCAAGGCAGAACGTATGATTAGTGATGAAGCAGGTGCCCGTGACGGGCAGCTCGCTATTGCCAGGGCGAGTATGTGGAAGTCGCGAGATATGGCCTGTAAGCAAATTAATGATAAATTCGGAATGGATATTTCTGTTGAGTGGTCGTTTGAAGAAGAAGTTCTTCCAGATATTGAGGAAGTGAATAATGGCGAAATATACGATGGAGCTTCGGGACGCACTGAAGTACGCGAAGACGTTGGAGGTGAAAACAGGTCTTGAGGATTACCCTATCTTCGCAGAAGAATATCGAGAAACACTGAATAAGAAAATTATTGATCATTATTATTTTGAAGAGATAGGTTTTGAAACCGCAGATATGTTCTTCTATGCACTAGGGGAACGTATGCGTCTTATCATGCCCATGATGAACAAGGCATATCTTGCAATTAATAATGCTCAAGACATTTTCCGCACTTATGAAACCAACAACACGAGCAGCGGCAATACGGAAACGAGCGGCACGCAGTCAGCAAACGTTAAAGGAACTGGAACTGCTTCTTCTCGTAATGTGAACTCATCGTTTCCGCAGCAAATGTTGAGTGCAACAGGTGATTATGCTACGGCAGCGACGGATAGTAATTCTAAAACTGGTAATACGTCGACTACGTCCTCTACCAGCGGAAGCAATACCACTAGCGGCAGCACTGCTTCTAGCTATGGACGTAGCGGCAGTATTGCTTCATTGTTGGGTGAGTATCTTGAGTCGTATATGAATATTGACCAACATATCGTGATGTCGTTGAATGATCTTTTTATGCAGGTGTGGAGCAGTGGTGAAAGCCTAACTCCCGATGATAGTATGTTTTATTATGCACCATATTTTGGAGGTTATTGGGTATGAGTGAACCTGTACTACCCCTCATGGGTGAATGGGGACCGTTTAATAGCGTCACCCCTTTCACTAAGGTAGATAACTATACATACCTTGAGATTCTGCATCAGCTGAAGAACAAAATTAATGAGTTCATCACTTATGCCGGTACTCAGGATAAGAAGATCATCGAGTTCCGTGACCGTGTTTCTAAGCAGATTGACGAATTCACTAACAAGTTCGTACATCATACTGTTAGTGACGTTAATGGTGTTATTCACTTCGCCATGATGAATGGCCCGGAGTTGTTGATGTATGACAAAGCATACATTGATACGCTCTCGGCGAGTATTGATAATAACATCACTCAAACTGATAATAAACTTCGCGAGAAGCTTACGAATGATCTTAAAGAGTTGAACGATACTCTTCGTGCGTTTATTGCGGATGAAAGGAATAAGCTTAAACTACAGCTAGATAAAGATATTAGCCGTGTCGAAACACTCGCTGAATCAAAAGCAAACCGCTACTATCATGTTGTCACCGACTATGGTGCAAAAGGTGATGGA